AACAAATAAATTTTTTAATAAATAAATATAAATATAGTATTGATGGAACAAATAAATTTTTTAATAAATAAATATAAATATAGTATTGATGGAACAAATAAATTTTTTAATAAATAAATATAAATATTGACTTTTTAATCAATAATTAAATTTGCTACGTTTAAAAAATTAAGTGATACAAAAAATTAATATATGATTGTTTATTTGATTCCATTGTAATTTTCATATTGATTGACCACTCTTCTGGTGTCGGTTTTGCATCAAAATATTCCCAATCAAATACTCCACCAAAATCACTAAATTCTTGACATAATTTTCTAATAGTTCTTAATGCATCAATACTATATTGATATGACATCATTCCCATTACAAGTTTATTTGCTGGATATCCATTGTTAACCATTGATTGATATGTTTTAATGTCATATTCTCCATAACATTGAACATTAAAATATGATATAAATTTACCCACATTTGAAGTGTATAAATCTTTATATGAAAATCCACCCATTCCACATCCATTGCTTGATAATGATGACTGAACTGGTGCCATTGAAATTAAAAAGTCATTGCCAAAATCAGTATTTAATCTTTTAATAAACATCTGTATTTTTTCAAGAGCATCATCACCAAGATATTCTTCAACATCCAGATCAACACCACTTATAAAAGGTCTCTCTTTTAGAGTAGTATATAATAATTTATAATATGTTTCAAAATCACTAAATAATGTTGTATATCCTCCTCCTGCTCCTCCAATCATTAATAATATTTTAGTTCCATTAGAATTTAGTTCCTTTGCTTCTGACCATACTTTATTATAAATTTTATCATCAGGTATATTATTGTTTAAATGAATATATGGTGTATTATTTGTATTTGTTCCAAAATGAATTGATGCTATGTGAATATGAGTGCATTTTGTATTTTCAATGATTGGTGTCAAATCATTAGAAAACGTTTGGTAGTAATAAATAATTCGTTTAGACATTATACATTAATTTTGAAGCCATTTCTTTAATAGATAAAAATAAAAAATAAATTAACAATAAAATTCATTTTTTTTCTTATAATAAAGTAAGTAGTATACAATACATAATAAATAATGAATATTAGTAATAAATTTAAAATAATTATAAAACAATTTCCTATTTTTACTCTAAATTATTTAATTATATTAATTTTAGTTTTAGTGATTATGGGTATATGTCATCATAAAATACCAAAACATCTAGTAAGTGCAAAGTTTGATAAAATAGAATCACAACTTAAAACAGGAGACTTAATATTATTTTCTCACTATGATTATTTAGGATCTATAATTAAATTTTGGTCAGGAGATTACTTTTATCATTCTGCAATCGTAATAAGAATAAATAATAAAACCTTTCTATTAGAATCAGATGCACAAGGATTATTTGATATTGTATCAGGAACATATAAAGATGGTCCACATATAACACGATTTGATAAATCAATGAGAAAGTTATATGGAAAATCATATGCTTTATGGTGTCCAATTAAAAAAGAATTAAATCCAGAAAAAGTTTTTAATATTGTATCAACAAAATATAAAAATTCAAGTTTTACACTTAATCCATTTATTTGGTATCTTGCTAAAGCTAAATTTAATGCTTATAATTATATACCAAAAACAGATGATTATTTTTGCAGTGAATTAGTAGCAGACATTTATCAAGAATTTGGCATAATTAATAAAGATATACCATCTAATTTATATACATTCAAAGATTTACGAAATTTAAATATTTTTAAAAAGAATATTTATTGTATATTATAACATTTAACATTCTTAATATATTTTATTAAAAAATTAAAATATAAAATAATATCCAATTCTAATGTATCTCCTAAATTAATTAAAAAAAGAATCGTTACCAGTAATATAATTTGACTCATTAATGCTTTCAATAATTTATGGTGGCATGGAATAAAACTATTTACAATAATATTAGACAATTTAATAGTTATATATTTATATATAAATATATAATATAAATGGCATCATTGCCTAGTGAATTACGCTTAAGAAGAGATCATTCTTTACCAATTGAAAATATTGGTACTGATTTGCCTCCTGTATTGAACAAAACAAAAGAAGTAAGAGAAAAAGTTTTTGATATAATAACCAAGTCATTCTCAAAAGTTGGACTATGTCAAGATAGTTTATGTATTGATCAAATAATAAATATAGCTACTCAACATGATATTTTTGATATAGTAAAATATATATCTAATAATATACCAAGATGCTATCAAGATAATAGCGTTACACATCGTAAAATTTTTAATTTTCGCAGAGTGACCTCAACAAATGAAATACTTAATATACCACTTGAAATAAACGATATAATTGCTTCTGGAACAAATTCGAATATTTATAGGGGCACATTTAATAAACTTCCTGTTCTAGTTAGAGCGGTTAAAAAAAGCAAGATAGTGTCAGATTTTAAAGAATTATTTATTGCGTCGATTATGTCACTTTTTGCTGATAAAATATTAAAAAAAAGTACTGATGCTAATATAGGATTTGCTAAACTCATATCAGTGGGACATATTATTAATGCAGAGGGAAAAATAATATTATTATCTATTATAAAACCTTTAAGAGCAGCCCTTGATAAAAAAATACTTTCTTCTCATTCCACATCAAATGATTACTTTAGACAAGCATTTGGACAAATTGCAAATACACTTGAATTAGCTGATACAATATTTAACTTTAAACATAATGATCTTCATGCTGGAAATATATTATATGATCTTAATGATGAAAAATATACTTTTTGTATAACTGATTTTGGATATGTTTCTCTTGATCTCGTTTACAAAGGCACAGATTATAAATTAGATTTAGATCAAGGGAATTTTAAAAGATCAATAAATAATAGATCATATGATCTAATAATGCTAATGTCTTCAATTATTTCAGTATATTATGATACTAAAAAATATATAATTGAGCATGATAAAATATCAAAAAGATATACCACTGGTATATTAAATGATTTTCTTAGCTATTTAAACACAAAAAAAATTTGGTTAAGATCTAAATCAGACAACATATTTGTAAGATTAGGTAAAAATTACCGCAGGATGGTTATGTTTGATAATTCATCTAAAACGTTAATTATTGGTCATCCACATGCAATGTATGGTTTACATGTATCAAATTTAATAAATAATATTATTGCAGAAAATAGTATAGATTTAATACAATTCATTAAAGATATGTCCATTGAATTACCAAATTTATATAAATATGATAAAAATGGGGTGCTTATACCTCATACTGATGATGATATCGATCATGAACTTATTGCTGCAGCGGATGCTGCGGCTGCTGCATCGTCATCGTCATCGTCGTCATCATCGTCATCATCGTCATCATCGTCATCATTATCACATGCTGCATCATTATTACATGCTACAGCAGCAGCCGCAAAAGCAGCACCAGCCTCGTCGTCATATACAACTGCGTCATCATCACATGCAGCTGCAGCAATGACAACAAGGTCTCCACCTCCGCGTTTTGGAATTGATGGCGGATATAAAAAAAATTACCTTTACCTATCAGATCTTCTTTCTTAATTTAAAAGTATAAAAGATTGATTCATATTTAAATTAACTACTTACAATACAAAAAAAGATGTAATTAGTTAATTTAAATATGAATCAAAATTTATGTTCAACATGTAAAAAACAACCACGGACCAATATGAGTTTCTGTGATAATTGTTATAAAATATATCTAAAACGAAAAGAGCAACGCGCAAATAGACCAAAATGTCATATGATTAAACAGGATGGTAAAAAATGTCATTATGCTTCATTACAAGGAAAAAGAATGTGTAAACCACATAGTAATTATGAAAAATATACAGATGATGAATTAAATGAATTAATTCAATGTTCTGGATGTAAAAAAATGTGGACCTCTGCAGAAATGTCATCTAAAGCTATGTGTATAAAATGTAAAATTAAAAATACTAAAGTAACTACGACTACTAATTTTAAATGTAAATTTATATTTCAAGATAGAAATAAATGTACATATTCAGTATTACCTGGAAAACAAGTATGTAAGCGACATATAAATTATGAAAATAAAGTAAATACTAATATTGAACATATAAATAAATGTTCAGGATGTAACCGTTTTTACACAGATGAAGAATTAAATGGATATAAATCATGCACTAATTGTAGAAATAGAATTAAACCCAAAAAGAACAAAAATGAAGACCAAGATGAAGACGAAGATGAAAACGAAGATGAAGATGATAATAAATTTGTAAAAGCACAAGTAAATAAATGCACCTCTAAATGGGCATGTAATACTATTCCTGAAAAAGGATTCTCATGGTGTAAATTATGTAGAGAAAGAGAACGTCTTAATCGTAAAAAATTAAGTAAAGATAATAAGTGTAGATATTGTAAAAAATCATTAGAAATAGATGAGGAGATTTTTAATAAAATTCATTATAAATGTAAGGAAAAAGAAAGAGAAAATGATATTAGACGTAAACATTCAAAAAAAAGAATTGAATGGACAAAAAAATATGAAAAATCTGATAAACGGATTGAGTACAAAAAAGAGTATAATAATGAAAACAAAGAAAATAGATTAAATTACTATAAAAATACAAGAGATAAAAGAAAAGAAGAAATGGGAGAAGATGAATATTTAAAGCATAATGCTACAATAGCAAAACAATGGCGTGAACATAATCCTGATAAAAACAAGATGCATCAAAAAAAATTAATAAATAATCCAAAGTATCGATTATCAAGTGAAAAAATGCGAGCAATAAAAGAAGGGATATGTTGGGAACTTGAAGATTCATATTCATATGATATCATAACTTCTAATTGTTTCTATTGTGATGAAAAAAATAATGAGTCATGTAATGGTATTGATAGATTACATAGTGATAAAACATATAATCAAAAAAACTGTGTTTCGTGTTGTAATATGTGTAATACAATAAAAAATACAATGAATGTATATGTATTTTTAAATAAAATATGGATGATCTTAAGCAATAAAAATATTGTTGATAAGGGATATATTGATGATAATTGTTGTTATGTGAATATAAATAAAGTTCATCACTATGTTTATAAAAATCGTGCGGATAAAAAAAATTTATCTTTTGAATTATGCAAAACAGAATTTGATAATATTACAAAAAATACATGTTACTTATGTGATTATACTAAAACGAATAATGGAATTGATAGAGTCGATAGCAATAAGGGATATATTATAGATAATTGTAAACCATGTTGTGGTCAATGCAATTTTATGAAAAATAAATATGATTTAGATAAATTTTTAAATAAACTTAATAAGATTCATAAACGACGAATGAAAATCTTAGTGGATATTAAAATAGTTGATTGTGGTAAAAAATTTTTTATGTTTATGCACAAGACAGATATGATGCACGGAATGAAATGGGTAAATCTATGGTATTTAGTAATTATGATAAGGTTGATGATAAATATAAAATAATAAAACATTTAGCTACACCATCAAATCGAATTAAAAAAACAAATGAGCAGATTAAATATGAAAAACAAGATAAAAATGAAAAATTAATAAAAGAATATATTAAAATATTAGGAGAAGAAAAATACAATGAATGGATACAATTAAAGGAAGATAAAAATCGTTATGAAAAAGCAAATAAATTAATGAATAATAAACATAAAGATAATATTAAAAAAAAGATAGAGTCAAATAAGAAAGTTATTATTGAGTGTTCTAAGAAGATAGAAGAAATTAATAAGTTATTGGGAATTATTAAAGCACCTAAATGTGATAATTTAATAAATAATGTATGCAAAACAAAAACATCAGAATATAATAAAAATGCAAATATTAAAAAAAGAGAGAATAATAAAAAAATATTAGGTGAAGATAATTATAAAAAACTTGCTGCATTGAGAAAAAAGCGAGTTAGATGGAAAAAACAAAATAAAGATATATCTGATTTAAACAGTGAGATTGAAGATATATATCATTATATCAAAAACATTAAAAATAATATAGATGATACTGATGTATTAGAACTGCCTCAAAAAAAATTACCCATAGTAACTTACTCAAGTGAAGAATTACGTAATTACAATAATGCAAATAAATGTAAACAGCGTAAAAATGATAGATTATTATTTGGAGATAAGCATAAAATATTAGAAGCACTAAAGAGCAAGCAAAGACTATGGAAAAAACAAAATAAAGATACAACAAATATTAATAATGAAATAAATATATTACATACAGAATTAATAAATTTAAGAAAAAAAAATAAGTAAGAATACGATTCATTTATACGTTACATAAATATGTAACATCTAAATAATCAAATTATAGTAAAACAAATGTCTTTTCTATGTCATATAATGTCTCACTAATTGGAATACGCAACTCCCGCCATGCCCGACATTACTCTAAGAACATTGTAAGAGAAGCCGTATACGTTTACTTTGGTGTTGTCATTAAGGAAGTCCCAAGTGAATCCATCAAGTTCAGTGTTGCCAGTGGATGCAGCATCGTGGAACCATACATTGAGTTGGGTTTGATCAATTCTGGACAAGTTAGCAGAGCCAGATGGTTGATGTTGTTCTGGTTTGAGAGCGAAAGAGTATACATTGATACCGTCAGCTGGGGTTCTGCTGTGGTGTCTTTCAGGTTGTACATATCCGAAATATCTTCCAGAAAGTTTGTCAAAGCGATCATGACCATTTAATTGAAGGAGTGCTTCTTGGACTGGGTTTTTGGAGCCATCAAGGAGTAATCCGTAGTTGTGGTGTTGGTATACCTTAACATCTTTGGTTGCCTTAACCCAAGAGTTTCTGTTGTCGCTGTCCCATCTGGAGAGAGCTCTGGAAACATCTCTTAAGGTAAGAGTGTGAGTTACAGCAAGGTTAGTGACTTCTCTAGCTTGGATGCCATCAACAAGGTCATCAGCATCACCAGATCCTACAGCGAATGAGATCTTGGATACTCTGGATGAGAGGTTGAAGGATTTGGTCTTAAGAGCATCATGTCTGTAGAATAAATCAGCTACATCAGTGGAACCATCAGAACCAGTGTTTTCAAGGACACCAGTAGCGGAAGTGAGTCCAGATACATCCCAAACAATTCCATTAGAATCTTCTTTATGTATGGAAGTTGCACCAGTTACACCAGTTACTTGAGTCCAATCAGAGTTAGAAGTTCTGTCAGTGTCGGAAAGAACTGGAACAGAGTGAGTTACTGAAGAGTCATTTGCAAGTTCTAAATCAAGCATACCAAGAACTAAGTTTTTGGCGGCATCATTGACTGCAGATGTCCAGTTTTGTGGGTTGTAAGCTAAGAATTTTTGACCGGAAGTAAAGTCGCCGTTCTTGGTTGCAAAAATAAGTTCTTTGGTTGGGTGATTGAAGTTAAGTTTGTATTTATGTGAAAGATTGGCGGCAGATTCTTCGCCAGTGAATTGAAGTTGTTCAATAAGGTACTCGTGACCTACTTGAGCGAATCTTCTTCTTTCTTGAGAGTCAAGGAAGATGTAATTTACAAGTAAAGAAGCATCAACCATGTTAAGAGATAGACCATCAGAGACAAAGTCTCCAGTTACTACGCAAAGCTCAGCAACTGATCTGAATTCAAAGTGTACGCGTACTTCGTGGTATTGTACCTTTTTACCCTGGTTTTCACCATATTATGATCTACGCGAATGATCGGGAGTAGACTATATCTTAAGCCGATTGCTCGACCCAGAACCGTATAGTCGTTGAACCTTATCCATAGAATATATTATTCTTTAGGATCTTGGATGCGGATTGTCCATTAAATCGCACTTTATACGATTTATCTGTGGGATTATTACCATACCTGAGTCGATTGTTCTCAGCCATTGTATTATTTCTAATACAATTTGGTACCCATTTTTAGTTGATTTAGATTCTTTAAGAGAATCCAAAACTAAAATAACAGCTTTAGGAGTTTCCCGCAATTTGATTCTGTTGCATACAGAAGTACACTAGCATCAGTGGAGTTATAACAACTACATATCCACTTACTGATTTTTCTCATCTTTATAATGTATTTCAGATGAGCAGGATGCTTTTCAGCCCAACAATTCTAGGCAATGAGAGGAAGTGCAAGACCATTATTTCTGTTGAACCAGAAGTAAAGTGGTACAAAGAGCTCAGTTTGTGCCTTGATAGTCTTGTTTGTGGTGTCACCAGCTGGGTGAGATTCGAGTCTTGTGAGTTCTTCAACGTCACCGACCATTTCATTGTGACCGCGATCTTTTGATGCAGCGTGAGTGAGTTCGTACCAGATGTTCATCCAGTCACCATATTGTTTGTCAATCTTAGAACCACCGATCTCAAGTTCGACGTTCTTGATCATTGCGTATCCTACACGTCTTACCCAAGCAAATTTATTGTTTTGGGAAGTGCTTGGATTAGCTACTCTTGGAAGTACTACTTTAAGGTACATGTCAGCAGCAAGATCACCATTTCTTAAGATTTCTACGGATGCTTTACGTCCAAAATCAACGTTGCCGTTGAAAGGATGTTCCATAGTCTCTTGAGAGAAGTTTGTGTGTCTTCTGTAAACAACTTTAAAGAAAGTAATTTGTGCGTTACCTGTGAGGTATACGTCTTGTGCGCCGTAAGCGACAAGTTGCATTAAACCGCCACCCATTTCAGATTATATATACTATATCCTGAAAAAAAATTTAAATTTCTATAGTTCTTCAAATACTTTAACCATATTCAAAGAACATTTTTACTGTATATTTATATATATCAAAAGTTATATATGCACTCAATATACAATATTATACTATAATATTTTTTAAAAAAAATTGCTTACATTTACGCATGAAATTAAAATGATATAATAATCTATTTATTGTTTCATTAAATCTTCAATTAATTCAGATAGCTTTTTTTTACTATGATGATCATATTCTTTTGAAAATTTAATTTTATTTTTTTCAACCTTTGTAATAATGTACCCTAATTTTTCTGCATTGTGCATCAATAATACTTGCACCAATACTATTAATAATAATTTTTGCATATTAATTTTATAAATATGCAAAACAAATTATTAAACTCGTTTTAACTTATTTTAATTGCTCAATTTAACCACTTAAAGACGATTCTACTAATATTTCCTATATAAGCACTGATGTTTAACATTCGCAAAGAAAAGGTTAAAATCTTGGATGAGTATACAACTCTGGATACAGCGCATCGCAAAGTTGCAAAAAAATTTAAAACTAAAAAAAAGAAATTGCCAACATTAAAAAAAGAACTTAAATCTATTGAAATTAAACTAGAAAAAATAAATAATAATGATAGTCCTCTTTTAGCAGCCGAACAACAGATAAGATGTGATTTAATTCAAAAACAACACAAATTAATAGATGATATTTTTGATATTGAAAATAACATTGATGAAGTAAATTATTATGATTTAGTGAATGAACCATTGTGTAATTATCTCAAAGAATACAGAAATAATAAAAATAAAGACATTGAGATTGACTATGATCCTAATATACATAATGATATGAAATCATCTGATACATCGTCATTTGATGACACAAAATATAATCCTGCTGTTTATAAAAAGAAAAAAACACCACAAAAAAGAAGAAGAAATGAAAATGTTAATAATAAATCTATTATGGATTATTTTAATTTACAACCTAAAAAAAATGAAGAAAATATTATATCCAAAAAAAAATTCTATGACGAATATCGATTCCTAATTGATCCATCATATAAATTACAAAAAAAATCAATCGATGAAGTACTAGAATGTGAATGTGGTGGCGAAAAGATTCTTATGGGACATGAAGGAGTTCTTATTTGTTCAACATGTGGCGAAACGGATATGATTTTTGTTGAAACCGATAAAGGAACACATAAAGACCCCATTCCTGATAAGCCGGGGTACCCATACAAAAGGATTAATCATTTTAATGAGTTTCAAACCGTATAACTGATCAAAAAAAGTTGAATGAATAAAACTTAATTACATAAAAGTGGTCAACTAAATAATATATAATTAATATAATAAATGCCAGATTACCGAAAAGATTTAAATTTTTAATGAACATCATAACATGGGAGAAATTTATTTGCTCACATGTAAAACATCCAATAAAAAGTATGTTGGACAAGCACGTTGTTTTGTAAGTAGAAGAACTGAATGGGGAAACACTGGACGCTGGTTATCTCATATTAGAGAAGCATTAAATGAAGATAATCATTGCGTTGTTTTGAATGCAGCAATTAGAAAATATGGTTCTAAATCATTTAATGTTGAATTAATAGAGAGATGTTTACTTAGTGAAATTGACCAAAAAGAATCTTATTGCATTAAAAAATTTAATACAATTACGCCAAATGGATATAATTTAAATCATGGTGGTGCAAATGGAAAAGATTGTGAAGAAACCAAAATAAAGAAAAAAAATATGCGGCTTGGAAAAACGCATACAGAAAAGGTTAAAAATAATATTTCGGTTGGTCAAATGGGAAACAGAAGAGGAATTAAAAAAAGGAGGTATGAAGAAGATAATGATTTGCCTAAATATATTGTTGCAAAAAGAGCTGACAGTGTGTTATGTGGTTATATGATTAACTCTTTTCCTATTGGAATAAAAGAAAAAACAATTATTTCAAAATCTTTTACTAATAAACTGAATCCTCCTGCAGCTCTCATTAAAGCAAAACAATATCTTACAACTTTACAAAACAAATACTCTCATATTGAAGAAGAAGTTAAAAAATACAAAGAAGCAATAGAAAAAGAAAGAGTTATTGAACTTTCAAATATTAAAACTAAAAAGAAAGAACAAAACTTGCCACAATATATTTATGCTTTGTATGAAAACAATAAACACATTGGTTATTATGTTGAAGGGTTAAAAAACCATGACAACAATAAAATTCCTAAAAAAGAGTTTAAGTCTGCTAAATTGGTATCTAGAAACTTATCTAGTGCTAAAGGTTGGATTAATCAGTGTCAACTTGAAATTAAAAATAAAAATTTTAAGTGTCCTGATTTACCAATATATATATTAATTACATCTGATAAAAGCAGAACAGGTAAAATACTCCGTGGATTTATAATTAAAAATTTTCCATTTATAGATAAAAATAATAAAAAGGAAATAACAAAAAAAATAACCAAAAAAATAACCAAAAAAATAACCAAAAAGTTTATGAATATGGGAATCAGTATGGAAGAAAAATACAATGATGTTATGGATTATTATAATTCATTAAAAAAAGGTATAATGCCAAAAATTATAAAAAAAACATATTATAGATCACATTAATACAGTTATGCAATACTGCTCATAACAGTAGGCTACTCAAGGCTTGCAGTATGGTCCTTGAGAAAAATAGTGAAGATACTGTTTGTATTAATATACAACGAAACCTACTAGTCACAATATATAAATATGATAATTAGTAATATATTGTTGGCAACATATTCAAATTGCGGGAAATTCCTAAAAGTCTTAAATACTACTTTATTAAGGAAACTTTTTAAAGGACCACGATTAATTGTCGTACCCAATAGTAATAAATTTAAGAATTGGACGATCCGCAGCCAAGCTTCTAAAGCATTAATATGCTATGAAGAAGGTTCAGAGACTAGATGTATATGGGTCTGATTTTTAATCAGGCTTAAGATATAGTCCGTCCCATATGGAAACATATGCTTTGAAACAAAGCTTTTATCAGCCTGAATTTCAAAGAGCTATTTTTGCTGGTGTGATATGGGTTATCACAATTTCAAGCCAAAGAATCAACTGACATTCCAAGTGAAGTGTTTAGTAAAATTATTGAAGAATTAAATAAAATGAATTTTACTGATATGAGCAAAATTAATTTGCTTATTATGAAAGACATTCTTAAAAATATTAAATTGCCACAATATTATGAACACATACCTTTTATTATTCATAAAGTCACTGGAGTTCCTGCACCATGTATCCCTAGAGAAAAAGAAGAAATTATGAGAAATATGTTTAAGGAAATTCAAGCACCATTTGAAAAACATAGACCTCCAGATAGAGCTAATTTCTTAAATTATGCATTTATTTTACGCAAATTTTCTGAATTGCTCGAGCTTGATGACTTCATATCATGTTTTCCTTTATTAAAAAGCAGAGAAAAATTGTTAGTACAAGATCAAGTATGGAAAAAAATTTGTAAAGAATTAAATTGGCAATATATACCAACAATCTAATCTAAAAAAATTAATATTAATTGTTTAATTATTATTAACTAAAATATATAAATTAAATATATAAATGATTGATGTGTCTCTACATAAAAAAATACTTAAATATGTAATATTTGTAATATCAATATATCTATTTTTAACATATCTACCAAGGGATGAAATATATTGGAAAGATACATTAACAATTGTATCTGCAATAACTGCAATATATATTGTAACTGAAATGTATTTTCCTTCAATATCAGTAAATAAAATAGATCAACAAGATTAATTAAAAAAATAATCAACAAGATTAATTAAAAAAATAATTAACAAGATTAATTAAAAAAATAATTAACAAGATTAATTAAAAAAATAATTAACAAGATTAATTAAAAAAATAATTAACAAGATTAATTAAAAAAATAATTAACAAGATTAATTAAAAAAATAAATTAAAAAATAATTATATTTATTATTCACATATATTACTATTTACTAAAACATTATTAAGATATTTTAGTAATAAAAAATAAAAATATATATTGATAACGCACAATAAATAATAAAGAAATAATAAATTGCGTTTTATATGACATAAAGAATTACTAACATAATAATTATATTAAATGAAAACTACAAAACCCGTAAATAAAAAAAGGTCCAGAGTTAGAAAGGTGGCAAAAATTGCAGCACGCGAACCTGCAGTTGAAGATGATTGTAAGCAACTTAATATTGATGTTAAGGGAAAAAATTATATTGAAATTGATCATCTTGATGAGACTAATATGGAAAACAATGATTATGGTGATTTTAGAAACCTTCATTTTCTTGTTATGAGTTTTATTTCACCAGATCACATTCAAAAAAATACTGAGCTTAAACATGGTATGATGAAAATTTGGGGAGGATTTCCAAAAGATGAGCCTGGACAAGAAAAAAATCTTAGAAAAGCACAACTATTTTGTGATTATTTAAGAAGTCGCAAAAATAGTAAAGGAGATCAAATTGGTGGATATTTTGATTACTTTATTTGTGAGGGTGGTAAGTGGATGCCAATTCACCCATCACCAGAACAAATAGAGGATGAAAATTACAGAGAAAAGGGTATGAATGAATTCGTTAAGTCATGGAAGAAAAAGAGAGATTTAGATGCAGTTGAACATGTTGCAGAACTTGAACAAATTAAGAGAGATGTTAAAGATACAACTCTCAAGAGTTATAAAGAAAGAGATCCAAAACAACATGCTGCTCAAATGAAATTACTAGAGAAACTAAAAAATAGTAAAACGAGTGACACAGAAACAATAAAACCATCAAATAAAACTGACAATGACAATGACAATGATACTGATGATGAGACGGTTGATGAACATTCAGTAATTGGTGATAAATCAAAAGATATAAATGATCTTGAAGAAATCGTTAAGGAAGAAGAAAAAATTGGCAACGAAGAAAGAATGAGACTTATTTCCAATAAAGAAAAATTAGAAGAAGAAAAATCTAAATTATCAACAGTGGATGACCGTCTTAAGAAAATACAAGAATTATATAAAACATTAAATAATAAAAAGACAAAATCGTCTTCTACTAAATCAGTATCTAAATAAGTAAAAATATAATTCATAATATTTGATAAAATTAGTAATTTAAACAATTATTAATTTTATTAATCATCATTATATTATCACTCCTATTATTATAAAGAAATATGAAATTATCAAGTCGTCAAACTATGTTATTAATAGTGTTATTTATTGGAATTTTATTGATTACAATTGATATAACAAAAAGTTATCATGAAGTGACAAATCAAAAAATAGTATATAGATACATACCTCGTAATTTTAATCAAAATATGGACAATCCTGTTCAAGTGACAGAAATATTTGAAAAAATGTTTACACAACCATCTCCATGGATTGCTGGAATAAACACAGGACCATCACGAAAGGTTGATAAAATTAACAAATTCTTTCTAAGTCAAGTTTAATATTTTTAATCATCCTCTAATTTTTTGACTTTTAGAATCTTTTGGTTTTTCTTTTTACCAAATGTAGCAAGATCAAATTTATTATCTTCATCTTGAAAATTCGGATTAAAATTTTTATCATTTATATAATTAAATTGTTTACAACCCATTTTTTCAATTTTTATATCAGTATCAGCCTTAAACCAAAATATTTTATCAAAAATATCTTCACGTTTACCACGATTTACTACAACCATACTTCCATAATCTTTAGTAATTTCTATAAAAACATCTCTAAATGCTTGAAATGTGGGAAACATTCCAGCATAATGTTCATACAATCTTTTTTGATTGCTAAAATAATCATCGGCTAATAAAAATACAAAATCAAAATTGGTTCTTAATTCAGGAGAAATACCTAAAGGAAATTGCATAGTCAACACATACATCATATCATAATGTCGTCCATTAAAAAAAACTTGTAAAATTGATTGTTCTTTCATCCATGAACCTTTACTTGCTAAACAATCGTCCATTAATAAAAAACATCTTGTATCAACAGTTTTTTGTTTTTTTTTTTCATGATCTACCTTTTTTCTTTTCATTCTTTTTTGTCTATCCCAAAATCTCTCTAATTTTTCAGTTGTAAATTTATGATGAATATATAAATTTGGAAAAAAATCTGCATAAAATGGATTTGCTTCATCTGATGGTGCTATAATTGCTCCACCTGGAATATCTTTAAAATATGATAAAATATGTTTACATACAACACTCTTTCCTGAACCTCTTTTAGCAATCATAACAATTGATGGTGGTCCTCCACTACCTTTTAACTTCCCTAAGTCAAATTTTCTAATTGGCATCTCATTGCCATTTACATTAAACTTTTTAAAACCTGTTTTAGACATCTATAATATGCCACAGATTATTTAAATGTATTATCTAACACATTTAATAGTGTACTAGATAATATATATATTATATAATGATTTTTTATAAATTTCTTACTTCTAATAATCGTTCCAATTCATTTGTTTTAAAATCGTCTTTTTTAAGATTATAAAAGACATTTCCACGCATTGTTTCTGAAACAGCAGGACCTTGTGATAATAACATATTTAATTTATTTATTTCATCATTATTTTCAATACCACTGTTTTCAATACCACTATTTATAATATTATTATCGATTTTTCCATTTTGAACTAATTCATGCTGTGGTATATCTAATAACCTATTATCATTTATAGTTGCAGTCGAGCTAATATTTACTATATCATCCTGTTGATTAATATCACTAATAGGTATAATATTATTTATATCATAGTATGAAGCTATTGCAAACCATGTTAAAACACCAATTAATAAAGATATAATTAAATTTATCATTATTTGTTTATTTTTTTCTTCAATTATATCTTTTTTATTTTCACCATCAGGTTCTTCCATTTGAAAATACAGAATACTAAATGATAACATAAAACTTAAACATCCTATAACTACTGGATGTTTTATATATTTTTTCGCAATTTCCATTTGACTATATTGTAATTTCCAAAATATTAGACTTATATATACGTACACCAATTAAATTAATTACCAAAATCATTAAAAAATAATTCAATTTGATTTTCATCATGTTCTTCTTTTTTAGGTGGGTCAATTGATTTTTTTTCTTTTATTTTTTTTATTTCTTTTACTTTTTTTTCTTGGGTTGGTTGTTTTTTTGTATTTCCAAATATTTCATTTATATCTTTATTTTTATAAAATTTTTTAAATTCTTCACTATTCATTTCATTATCTGATTTTTTTTTATTTATTTCATCTGAATTACTTTTATTAATGTCTGAATCATAAATTTCCTTTTTAATATTATTTATTTTTTGATCAAATGTATTATTATTTATGTCATCATATTTATCATCTTCATTATCTTTATCATCTTTATCTTCATTATCTTTATCATCTTTATCTTCATTATCTTTATTATATTTGTCATCTTTATCATCTTTATCATCTTCATTATCTTTATCATCTTTATTATCTTTATAATCTTCATTATCTTTATTATATTTATCATCTTTATCATATTTATCATATTTATCATCTTTATCATATTTATCATCTTCATTATCTTTATCATATTTATCATATTTATTATATTTATTAATTTGTTGATTTAATTGTGGGGATGGGTTTGATTCTTCTTCAATATATTTATTATTTTCATATATTTCTTTATTTTTACTCATAAAATCTTTAATATTATGTAATTGTTCTTTATCACTATTTGTTAATGGTGAATATAAATCTTTTTGAACAAATTCCGTTAATAATAATTTATTTGGCAAACATGATTTTATTCCTTGACGTATTCCTTTTTCAATATATTCAAATATTTGACGTTGATTTTGTTTAATAACAGTGAATGAAAATTTATCAAAAAATAATTCAGGAAAAGAATTAAAAAAATTACCACATTCAATATAACATCTATGTATAAAGTCTGTTGCTTCAATTCTCTCATGATATCCATCTAATAAAATTTGTGAAGGTTTTTCTTTTGTTGAAAAAGTAAATGCTATTATTGTGCTCTTCATCACAGCTTTTATTAAAATATCAAAATATTCACTGGAATGAGTATTGCTTTTAATCCAATTAGTTTCTCTTTCTATTATTTCATTACTCCAATTTAATATATTTTTCATATTATCTTTAAAAATTATTAACTCATGGTTAACCTCAATATTTGGTGCATTTGATGCGTGTTGTTTTAATTTTAAATGTTCTTTCTGTGCACCAATATACATATTTTTAAATCCATCATATATAGCTGGTGTTAATAATCTAACCAAAAATTCTGTACTGTCTTTTTTAACTTCAACAATATTTGCATAAAAAGTATTGTTATTCATATATAGTTAAATTTAAATTATTGAATGCGTATTAAACACAATCAATAATTAATAATATTAATTATTACCACCACGACTCTGTAAAAATTTACCTTGTTCGTCAGTCATACATAGACATCCCGCATCTTGGAATGCATTATTGCACATTATTCTGCTAGGAATATAATTATCTTTATTTGCACAAACTTCTTTATCAGATTCTATTGCAAATGGTACTGGATATTGACTAGAACAGCATGATTTAGAACATAAATTGTGTTGTACACTCATTTTTCCTTCTGCTCCATCATCTAAAAAGTAATAAGATGGAGGAACAATTCCTTTATTTGGGGTAGCATCATCACCAAATATAGGGTCATTAAGTTCTTTTTTTTCACTTAGAGTATCTTGTATTTCAGAAAATCCTTCTGCGACAGTGTTATCATTAATAAGATATACTATGGTTATTACCAATAAAACAATACCAATTGTCATTAATGTTTGTTGATGTATCATTATATTATTATACTGTAAAAAAATTACAAATTCTATATTCTCAATTATTTAGAAACATTCATTCGACTGGATATACTGGTATATAAATATCTTTCAATATCCATACAGGATTTATATCAGTGCCCCCATTTGAACGTGGAAAATAATCAATTGTAATACCATAGAGAAATAATGTTTTATTAATTTTATCAATATGATTAATATCTCGTGCTATTTTATTATAAAATTTTTTATTATCAAATTTGGTTCCATATTTAGTAATTGCAATTTTATTTGTATTAATAATTAGTCGTGTTATAATTTCAAAAAAATCATCTTCATTAATTTTTATTTTTTTTCCGTCTAATATATGTTTTCTTATTAAGTACATCCCTTCAGGAGCAATTACAATTGATCCTTGTGTTACTCCTTGATTATAATGTTCAATAAAATGTAGTATATCGCTAGTACTGGGGAATTCATATAAAAATCCTGATATTGCTCTGCCGCCTGGTTTTGGAGTTGGAGGATGAGTGTGGAACATATATTCATAATCAAATGCCATTTCATTATTATTTGGAAGATAAATATCTTCATCATATTGATCTACATAATTTGTATCAGCAAAGACAATAACATTTGATAATAAATTAGAATCAAAATCTAATAATCCAGCATGTTCTGAATTAATATTTTTTTTTCCTAATTTATATTTTCTGGTACCACCACCATGTTCCATTAAAGAATCCAAAATATTCATTTGATTTGATTCAAGCTTAATAAATGTAAGACCATTTTTTTTTAAAATATTGTTTTTATTTAGAGATCTCCCAATTTTAATTTTAGATTTATTTTTTAAGGGTATTTTAAAAGTAAATATAATATCAATAAAATTGTCACTTGGAATATATCCATGATTAGCTATTAAGTGTAATAATGATTCTTTCCAAAATATATTTTTAATTCTATAGATGTTTTCTCCATTATTAAAATTGTGATTGCATAATGGAAATGGGCATGTAAATGATATGTTATTTTTTTGAGAATTATTATTATCGTTTAGATATGTTTCAACTAATTTAAGCTTCATAATAAAAAAATTCTTATTAGACCATTGGTTATTAAATAATTGTGAATTTTTTTTAATTTCATTTTCTGAATAATATGATTCGTATTTATAAATTTTATTTTTTTGTGTTACTTCTTTTATTTTATCCATTGTCATATTCTTTATGATTATAATATTATAATTCATTAAAAATTAACCACTAAATTGTTTTATATCATTAATAAAATAAACTTGAGTATTGTGTCCATCATTTATAGTTACATACCATAATGATTCACTTTCTCCTAATAAATTTGGTATAAATACAGATAGTGATTCATTGTTACAATTAAATATACCATTACTATAAAAAAATCTTATTAAATCACAATCTTCAAAATCTTTTGCATTTTCATAGTTGTTATCAATCTTATTAACAATATTATTGCAATAATTTTTAATTTGTTCTTGAACTATTCTGCTTACACCAGCTGTAATCCAACACCAATACCATAGCTTATTACTATTAGAATATCTTCCTATATATGTTGCATTACACTTAATTTTATATCTCTTATTTTTATTATTTGGATCCTTATATGTTATTGCTAAAAAACTGTCTTCCATTTGTGTTATTCCAATAATATCAGATTTTTTATCTAAAATATCAATAATATGAGGATGAATTTTAATCATTTCTTTTTTTTTACTTTCTAGTTTTTGATAAAGTTCTTCTTCGATATCAAATTTTTCTACCATTTTATAATATTAATCAACAATAATATTAATGTAAATTAAATTTTACAATAATATTTTATTATTATAATAAAACTGTTAGTATTAAATATTTTTATAATGATACCCCATTAGCAAAATTATAAGGGATTTTATTAAGTTTTCTTTTATATAAACAACGGTGTGATCCAATATATGAAATTTCTTTTGGTGAAACATTGCATAATGCGATTTCTAAATCAAACATTTTAGAAACATTATCATATCTTACACCATCTTTTGGAAAAAATATACCTATACCATTTAATAAAGGATCATGATCTCTAGAGCAAAATTTATTTTCGATTTCTTTGCTATTAAAATTATCACCAAGTTCTAGTGGTGATAAAATTCTTATATTATCAATAGGTCTATTTACTTTAAATACATGGACATATCCATTTTTAGATGGATATTCAGAACAGTTTTGAATATAATCAAGTGCAAAATCACGATTTGGACTAAAAAATGCTACAAGATTATCATTTCCTAGTTTAATATTATATGGATTAAATGTTTCTTTTTTAGTAGAACCATGATATAATATTGTGCCTTCAGGTATAGTATATAATTCCATTCTTGAAGGATTCATATATGGAACTGGGCGGGGAGTATTATCTTCATCATTCTCTTCATCATTCTCTTCATAATTTCCACCAATAATGTGACCCATTGATTTATATTCTTCAAGTAATAAAGATTTTTCATATTTTGGATCTAATTCGGATCGTTTTATATATGACATGTTTATAATATTTAATGTGAAATTTTTTTTTAATAATTTTGGTGTGTTATTTAAGGAAATATAATTATATTTAATTAATTATTAGGAAAATGGCTGATAGCATCATCAGTATTTATAATAAAAATAAAAATGTTCATAAAAAAATAAGTAATAATAAAAATGACACAACTATAAGTAATAAATTAATGAACATGGCATTTATTAAAAAAACCCGTACACAAAACAAAAAAACAACTGATAATAACAGTGAAACATTTATACTTGATTCTGAATCAAATGATGACATGGATAGCATAATTGATACAGAATTAAATAATAAAATAGTTAGTGAGATGATTACTATAGGAAAAGAACTAGGTGATAAATATTATTATAATAGATTTAATCGACCAAAAAAAGAAATTATAATTGACCATACAAAGCATGATATGTCACAAGCAAAAAAAATGCTTTGTTTTAATATACTCAATAGATGCTCTTGTCCTTATAAAGATAAATGTGTTTATGCACACACACTGAATGAACAAAATATAGATCCATTACGCCAAAATGCATTTAATATTATTAATAAAGTATTAAACAAAGAAAATATTGCATATATTGATTTGTTAAAGGATACATCTCTTTTTAATAATTTAATGCAACTTACAAAATTGTGCATGTCATGTCATTCAGGTATTTGTCCAGGAGGATATAATTGTAAATATGGTGCATTTAATAAAAAATATCATGTATGTGCAGAAGATATGATAAGTGGAAATTGTATGTATGGGAATGATTGTAACTGTGTTCATTTAACGGATGGTGGATTAATACCAATATCAATACTAAAAAATAAGAAACGAGGTACATATATTAGTGAAGCTACACCTGATATTAAAAAACAATTTAAAAATAATATAAAAGCTACATTATTAGATGAAAACTATTTTAAACAAAGAACAGGTCAATCAATTTCAAATTCAGAAGAAACCATTAGTGAAGAAGATATAAACCATATAAAAAATATAATGAATAATAAAGACAGACAACAAATTAAATTAAAATTTAATGAAGAAGTTAATGAGATGGATATATATAATTGGGATTCTTAAATATTGTATTTTTAATAATTAAAAAAATTGATTAATAAATTCAAATTACTTAGAGCTTTTTTATTAATTATCAATTATAAAGCATGAATAATCTATGGACAGAGAAATATAAACCCTTAACTATTGATGAATTAGTTGGTAATGAGGCATCAATTAAAAAAATTATTGATTGGCTAAATGAGTTTAATAAAAACAAATTATTAATTGAAGAAAAAAATAATAAGAAGAAAAATAAGAAAAAAGAAAAGGGTAAAAAAGTGCAAAAAAATATAAATCTTCCCTCTGTTCCAAGTTCAATAATTATAACAGGAGGACATGGAACAGGAAAATCTGTTGCAATTGAGGTTATAACCAGAGAACTAGGATTTAAACCAAAAGAAATACTTTTCTCTTCTCTTAAAGGATTTGAGGATAAAGATATTTCATCATATCTTACAAATATAAATGCATCACCAGGTATATTAGATATGATTAAAAAAACAAATAATAATATTAATAAAAAATCAGTTCTTATTATTGATGAAATTGAATCAATTACCTCAAATAATGATAAAAAGGTAATTTCATCAATTCAAAAAATAAATGAAAGTAACTGGCATTTACCAATTATATTCATATCAAATAGTAAACATAATAGATTTCTTAATGAAATAAAAAAAAATTCATTAGAAATTAGGTTTTTTAGTCCATTTAGGGATCAATTAGAAAAAATAATTTATAAAATCTCTAAAAAAGAAAGAATGTCATTTGAATCAATTGATGTGATTGAAAAAATACTTAATCATGTTCAATCAGATATTAGAAGATTAATGTCAACTTTACAGGAGTTACATAGTCAATACTATGATAAAAAAACTATAACTGAAGGAGATATTGATAATTTTTTAGAATTTTCATATAAAAAAGATCTTGATGAACATTTGTTTGATGCAACACAAACTTTATTAACAGATTATACAACAGTTGATGATGCATTACGTAGTTATGAAGTTGATAAAGTTATAGCACCCTTGATGATACATCATAATGCCCCAAAATTTATTATTAGAAATACATTAATATTAAAAGAGCGTCTTGAAATTGCAGATAAAATAGCAGAAAGTTTTTCTTTTGGAGATGTAATTGAAAATTATATTTTTGAAAATCAAGAATGGGATATATACGATGTACATGGATTTATAACATGTGTTCATTCATCATATTTATTTAATACAAAACTTAAAAAACCATTAAAAGAAGTTAAGTTACAATACACAACTGATCCCAATAAAATATCAATTAGACAAATAAATAAGAAAAACATAGATAATGCTAAAAAATGCTTTAAAAAAATGATTGTTTCAGATTTTTTATATATTGGACAAATACTAAAAAAAATACTTAAAAAAGATGATGAAGATTGTATGAAAAAAATTTATGAAATATTTGATGGTTATCCAATTAAGCTAGAACATATAGAATCATTATTAAAAATAGATAAAATAAATATTAATGCAGATGTGAGTATAAAAAATACATTAACTTCCAAACAAAAAAATAAACTCAAAGCGTTAATTGATCCAACTAATTAGTAATACGTTTAATACGTTTATTCTAATGCTTTTTTTTATTTATAAATTATTAACATAATGACTTTTTGTATATAGATTATTATTTTATAATAAAAAAAAATATATAGTTTTTTTTTATTAATTAATAGTATATAAATATGTCTGATCGCAATAACCGTGGCGACCGTGAGGAATCTCACGCTAATGAAGTTGGTGCTCTTCTTAAACGTAGAGCAACTGATTCAAGAGTAGTCAATACTCTTCAAGCCAAGTACAATGATGCTTCAAAAGTTCAAAAAATCTTTGATTTATACAAAGAATCTAAAGAAAGAACTGAAAGACGTGCAAACAAATTTCTTGCAGCACTTCAAGACCGTTACCAAAGCCTTACCCCTATTCAAATATATGACAAAGCTCTTAAATACAAGAGCAAAGTTGATATGACTGATGCAGAATTTGAAGTATTTAGACATCTTGTATTTTCACAAAACAAGCATGCATCTAACTTTACTTATAATGTACCAAACACTAGAATTGCTAAACTCTTTGGTTATTCCATTGAATTTTCTACTCTTGATAATCAACTCAATGTAGAAGCTGCTGAAGAAGGAGTTATACAAGAAATCCTTAGAATGCATGCTGAATCTAAAATGCTTCATCAACAAGTATCCCAACAAGCATACACTTATACTGATGATTCCGCTTCTCAAACTGCACTTACTAGAGCTGCATTATACAAATCAGAGTTCATGAGCAAATATAACTTTGTTCATCCAATCATTGTATCTCTTTTCATGCCAAAAATTAATATTCTTGAAGAGCATATGTTATATGCATCTATTTCTGATATTGTTAGAATTAAACATGAAGGTAAAACAATTGTTACCAGACCAAATTACATGCTTCTTTGGGACATGATGACTGATCCAAATGACGCAGTATGTAACATTGATAGTGCAATAGTTGATATTAAAAACCGTGCGTCACTTCAAGTAGAATTATGGAAAAATGTACTTAACCTCAGACAAGGAAAAGTATATACTACTGAAGCAACTGGATTTTCTACCGCAATCCAAAGCTGCCGTATTAATATGTTCGATTCCCCTGATCTAACATCAATCAATGACGAAGGTGTAGTATTCAGAAGATTAATGTCTGCATTCTCTCTTAGACCTACCATCGTACGCACTACACCATTTGATACTTCATCCGCAATGGCAACTTCTTACATGCCAATTGCACACAATCCAACCCAAACTATGATTACTTCTGTACCAATGCTTTCACTTAGACTTCCATCTGGTACAGCGGCATCTTCATCACATTCAACAGCTCTTGATTTAACAACTGCTCTTTCACAAACACAATGGTTTGTAGAAAACAAGAGATTCGTATCAAAATCTCAGGCTGTAATTCAAACTAACAATATGATTGTATTCTATGTACCAAGAAGATATCAATCTGTCGATCATATTAGAAGACTCTATCCTCACAAAATCAGTTCACTCCCAACTAACATTGTCGGTAGCACAAATATAAATAGCCATCCTGTAAATATAAAACCTACTATCACAGTCGGAAGCAAACCATTTAAAATGGTTTCAGCAATATCCGTTGATTTAGTAAAAGTTGGAGCAACAGCAGGTGCTCCAACTGTAAGCTCTCTTGCTGGATGCAAAGCACATTTACTGTCAACAAATACTGCAGGTCTACAAGTACATCACACCTATGAACCACTCAATGCTGATAACACCAGTCCCTCCGCATTCAGAATTGCTCCTGATATGGTTGCTCTTCAATTGCAAGGAACTATATTTGTCTATTCTAATAACGATGAAAGAGTTGATTAAACGTAGTATCTTATAATAATTATAAATAAAGTAAAATAGAGTGATTAATTAATCATTCCGTTTTAAAAATCATATAATCCTTCAAATGTTGTCGATATTGATGGTAATGTTCTTCTGCCTGCATTATTTACATTGACTGGTCTATCAATGGGTTTAATTGGACCATTAATATCATCTAAATATCCATAATATTGTTTTATATTAGTAATTAAATCTGGTACAATACTTTCAATTACTTTTTCATTTAATCTTTTAGTTTGTCTAACTAATTTTCCTGGATGATGTTTTGCATTTTGTAGATATACAGCTCTCATATGTATAAATACATCTTTTTCATCTTGATCAACATCTAATCGATATTTATGATTTGTTCTTTCAAAAACATCCATTCGTATTTTTTTTTGTATTCTTATCATATTTTTTGCAGAAAAAAATTCTTTACTTAATGCGGTATTTGATTGTATACCTTTTAATGCTTCTTCAGCCTGTCCTTTAAAGTTTTTATGGTGATCTTGTAAAAATAAAAAAGGTGTCTTATATACATCTTGAATCGTCATATTATTTTTATTTATTTTTGGAATTCCATTACCTTCATCATAATATGGTTCATTGTCTCTATTATAATGTGGTGGGATTTCATCATACGTAGAATAATCCATTTATAACTTAATGTGAGATTTTTTTAATTAATATATCAACTAATATTATTATGTATAAAATATCTTCTCCTTTAAAAAATATAATTAATAAACCTTATATGGATAAATTCTATTATTTTGATAATAATTCAACAACTCTTATTCAAAATAAAGAAGTTATTAAAGGCATTTCAAATTGGTTAAACTGTGGTAATGCATCTAATATACTACATGATCTCGGTAAACAAGCACATTCACAACTAGTTAAATGTAGAACAGAAATATCAACACATATTCAATGTAAGTCAACAGAACTATATTTTACATCTGGAGCTACAGAATCAAATAATATAATAATTCAAGGTGTAATTAATAACTCATTAGCAAAATTAAATAAAAACGATAAAATAAGCATAATTAGTACTTCATTTGAGCATCCAAGCGTAATTAATATATTTAAACAATATGAAAATAATCATAAAATAGAAATACTATACGTTGGTCCAGAACTTGATATTACGAGTAGTTCTTATGGAACTATTACTTCCTCAAATATTGAACACACAATTTTAAATGCAAAATATCCAGTAAAATTAATGTCAATAATGCATGGAAATAATGAAACTGGTGCAATGCAAAAACTAAAAGAAATTGGTATTCTTGCTAAAAAATATAATATTTTTTTTCACTCTGATACAACACAAACATTTGGAAAATTTAAAATAAATCCACATGAATATAATATTGATTCTTTTTCATTTTCTGCACATAAATTTCATGGACCAAAGGGAATTGGAGGAATGTATTTAAATGAAAATTCAATTTTTAAATGTAAAAATCTTTCTTTTGGAGGAGAACAAGAAAAACAATTAAGACCTGGTACAGAAAATATTGCACTTATTACTGGAATGACAATCGCACTTTTAAAAACACATCAGAATAGAAAACGCAAAAATCAATATATGCTTAAACTCAAAAATAAAATTATAAATGAACTTGGTAATAATATAAAAGTAATTGGAGCAAGCATTGATAATACATTACCAAATACAATTTTAGCATTATTTCCAAATATTGATGATAATAAAAAATTAGCAGAAGATCTTAATAAAAAAAAAATATATATTTCTATTGGGTCTGCATGTCAAACTGGTCATAATTCGCATGTACTAAATGCATATAATCTAAAAGTTATTGATAAAATAAAAATTATTAGAATATCATTATCTGAACATAATACTGAAAATGATGTTAATTATTTAATTAAAACGATAAAAGAACTAATTTAATATATGATTAAAAAATCACTTATTAAATTTAATTTATAATATTTATAAAACAAAAGTATCAATAATATCATCTTCTGATAAATTCATTTCATTTGGTTTATATTCTTGTTCTATTTTTTGATATTTAGAATAATGATATAATGATGAAATTGGTATTGTTTTTTTTATAACTGGTCCATCAATAGAATCTTTAGTAAGAACATCACAATTACCACTTGTGTCTTTTTTAATAAACATCATAAACATATGCTTTCCTGTGGTAGTAGTATTAATAACCATTTCTCCTCTTTTAAAATCTCCTGTATCAGCATCATGCTCTCTAATTAATTCAACCTCATTTTCTTTCAAATAAGTACCAATTCTATTATTTAAAAATTCTGCAAAAAATAATTCTAAGTAATCATCTATATCTATTGATGCATCGGTATCATTAAAAGCAGATTGCAGGGAGTGTAATTTAGAAATAACATCTGATGGTGGAGGAGTACCTCCTTTCTTTACAAATACAGTACCAAAAGTACTTGGATCTATCATTTTTTTAAAATCTTTAAATATTTTTTTTTTAAGTTCTATTTTTTTAGCTTCATCCAACTTATCAAAAAATGGTGCATTAATTTGTCTCTCACTTATGTCTGTTACAATTAATCCAGCAACATCAACATTTTTGAATTTAGAATCAATCATTGCCATAAATCCATAATTTGGCACATAGTATTCAGCTCCATTAATAATATATTTCCAAAATGATGTTACATTTCCTGTTTTTTTAATTGATCTGATATATATATTATCTTCAAGTGTCATTTCATAAAATGATATTAAATGCTTTTGCATTGCTAACATTGCACAAGATATTTGAAATAATATTGAATTCCAAGTTCTTGAATTATATACACCTGATTTTACTTGGACTTTTCTTGACTGTCTATCTTCATATACAGATGATGCCCATTGAATAAATGATGAATTTGGTGCTTCAGTTAGAGCTATTAATGCTTCTTTACTGTGCACAGATATAGGTGCATGTTTGATAATTCTATGACCATGTACAGTATATGTTCCAGGATATAATATACTTCGTAAAGCAAGTCCTAATGGTCCAGCTAGCCCTGGTGGCATTGACACTGTAGTAATAACTGGTTTAGCTGGACCAGCAATTTTACCTTTTCCTGTTCTAGCTTTTTCAAGATCATCAAAATCAACACCTCCATCCTTTGTAAGATAATACATATGCATCCTGACAAAATGTGGACACTGTTTTTTCTCAACAATCCGTTTATTTACATATTCATAATATGCCATTTCTCTCCATACATTTGATTTTTCATATATATCTGCATCTTTATCTTTCATTTCATATTCATCTTTAGTAATTTTATAAATTCTAATATTAATTCCTTGACTATCTTTTGCACATATAGATGTTGTATTTGTATCATTAAGTCTAATTGGATAACACGAACTATAAAGTAATATGTCTTTTGATAATCCAGCATATGGAGTTCGTGTATATATATTTTCAGAATATGGATTTACTTTAAGAAGCTTAAGATATGATAATAAATTTTTACTAGATGATGAACCCTGTCCAAACATTATATCTTCTCCATCCGTACCATTTAGTAATTGTGCTCTAAGATAAGAGGTTAATCCAGTTCTTCCTTCAATAGAATCAAAGTTTGTATATTGATCAACAGGTAATTGATCTTCAATTATTGCAGCAACTGTACTATGACCTCCTTCAGGTCCACCAATTGTAATATTATAATTCTTTCTTATTGTTGGTTGAGGGAAATAAGGATATGCCATGGACGGATTAAAAAATTGTGGTGGATTTCCTGGACCAGAAGTTGTTACTGGGAATACATAACTTATATCATTCTTTTTCTTCTGAGCAGGAGGAGTAGTTACTTTTAATGTCATATCAATCATTGGGTCACCACCCTGTGAATTATTAATCTTAGAAAGACTATTATATTTAGCATTAGGTCCTCCAATAATAACTGGATTTGGATTCATTTGAGTAGTATTATTTGATTCATCACGTTGTTTTTGTAATAATGCTTCAATTAAATTCTTTGTTTCTATTTCTTTTTTAATTTCTCTTTGATTAGCAGCATTATCTTGTCTTTCTTTTTGTTCTATAAATGCTCGTGTTTTATATGTTTTTTGTTCGTTCTCAACATAAGGATCATTTTTTGTTGCATTATATTGTGGAATTACTTTGCCACGTGCACCACCTTTTTGATCAGTTAGTTTTTTTTTTGTGAATTAAAATTAAGTCTGATAGGAACTACATCATTAGATGTTTTTCCACCCAATTGCATAGGTGCGCCTCCCATGGGCATACCATTCATAGACATACCTCCCATAGGCATACCTCCCATAGGCATATTCTCCATTGGATTAAACATACCAACACCAGCAGATCCAATATGAGAATATGGACCCATTGATGATGCATTAAAATCTTGTGGAGTTTGTTGCATAGAACCAAATGGTTGTGCCATCATACCAGGCATAAAATCAACATGATTTGGAGCAGGTTGTCCATATACTTGATTTGATCCAAGTCCTGAATCAATAACATTAAGCATTGTTGGATCAATCATATTTGCATTCATACCATTTTGTTGAAACATTTGATTTTGCATTTGATGATAATTTTGAGATAACATATCCATTTGTGGATTTGCCCTTCTATTATCAAAAGCTGAATTTATATGACCTTGTTGATTAATTTGTGGAAGAAACATACTCATATTTGATGGAACAGCACCTTTATAATCCTTTGGTAATTCTTCTAATATGGCATTATGCCCTTCCTTTTCAAAAAGCTCATCTATTCTTTTTTGAATATCACTTTTCATTGTTTTTAATTTATCAATCTCCTCATTAATTTTATTAGTTCTTTTTTGTTTATTAGAGGCTTTTCTTTTTTGTTTATTAGAGGCTTTTCTTTTTTGTTTTTTTCCTCCTTCTTGAGATTCACTTGATGGAGAATCTGATGCCATTGCTCTCATTAATTTCTCATCAAATTCACTTGTAACACCTGATTCCATCATTGTTTTTCTTGCAAGTTTACTTTCATTTTTTTCTTCACTATTTTCAAAAATTTCTCTAAGAGCCCTGTCATCATCATTGGGTTTTTTTGAATAATCTATTTTTGTTTTATCATCTTCATCATCTGTAGAAAATATATAACTTAGTTTTTTTTCATCATTAATAAAATCATCATCTGATTCAGAATCACCCCTATATTTAACATCAGAAGAATCAATATTAATGCTAGCTTCTTCATAAGAAGTAGAATTATTATTGATATAACTCTCGCTGTCACTGTCATTTTGTTCAGAAGTTAATCCAAATTCTTCATTATAATTTTTATATTTTAATTCTTCACTGTCTGATTCAGAGTAAGCATTTATTTGTCTTGAACCATGTGCAATTACATCATCATCATCATCAAATTTTGCTAATCCAGTTGGCATGCCATCTTCATGATCCAATGAGATAGTATCTTGAGAGTAACTTATAGATTCTTCTTTTCTTTTATAATCATGAATCATTTCAGAATCATTTGAAACGGAACTATATGTATTTGAATTCATCCTATTTAATATAATCCTTGTTAAGAAATTATTTTTTTGTAAAACTAATAATGGTGTAATAATATTTGATTTAATAATATCAATATGATTTTTATTTAATTTTTTAACATATCTAATATCTTTTATTAATACTGAATCAATAAATTGTAACGTGCGACTAGGTAATTTAAACTCATCAAAAGATGCTAAAAAATTATGCATATCAATATAATCACTGTTAATCCTATCAAATGGACTTAACCCAGAATTTTCTAAATGATCTTTAATATAAACATTTTTAAAATTTCTAATTTTTATTAATATTCCCTCATCATTTAATTGATATTGTGAATTAAATAATACAAAGTTTTTAATTCCCGGTTTTTTATGATAAATATCAATTGAATCTATATTTAATGAATTGTGTCTAAATGTAGGATAAAATGTTTGAAGTTTATATAAAGTATATAACACTTGAAAAATAATCGATTTTAGCTTATTATCTTTTATATTATCTTCATTCTCTAAATATTCTCGAAGTGATGACATTTTATAATAATGTTCTGTTACATTTATATATGCTCGCTTTGTTACTAAATCTTCATTATTTATATTATGTTCTATGCTCATTCGATCATATATTTCAGGATTTATTTCTTTTAATTTTTTCATATCTATATCAAAGTTCTTAAGTGGTAATAAAATATTTTTATTATTACTTGATAAAGCAAAATTGCTTAGTACATATAATGCTTTCATATTTACAAGTTCTGGTCTTTCCATATCATTAAAATTACTATTATTGCTTGAATACAATCCAATTCTTAAACTGCAAGCCATTTTATTATCACCATATCTTTTAAATACTAATTCATCATTATTTTTATGTTTATATTGTATATTAGTTCTCAAAACATCAGTGCCGTCATAATCAGAGGGTTCTTTAAAGTCACTAATATCTATTAACGATGTATCAATATCCATTATTTTATAACATTTTGATCTGTTATATACATATTCATATAATATTTTAACTAAGTCATCAAGCTTAACTGTCATCTATATATTAATATTAATATTAAATATTATATTTAATATTAGTAGTATATAATAATAATTATTAACAATTAATTATATCTATTCTGAATCTGACATTGATTCATCACTTTTACTCTTCTTACTTTTTTTTGATTTTCTTGGCTTACGGTTTTTTGCTTTATATTCTGCCTCGTCTCTAGCTTTTTTAACAGCAGAAGTATGTTTGCCTGCCTTAAAATCTTTTTCGAATAATTGAAGAGCTAATTTAGCAGATTCAACAGAATTATTATTTGGATTTTGTTTTTCAGCAGTAGTTTTGTATGCTTTAGCTAATAAGTTAATAGCAACTACTCCAGGGAGATCTACATGTTTTTTAATACCATTTACAAGCTCTCTAAACGCAATCATACCTGGGGGCATGGATCTTCTTTGAGATTTTGATCCTTTTTTAGATTTAGATTTTGATTTAGATTTCTTAGCCTTTGGTGCTTTTTTAGATGAAGATTTAGACTTAGATTTCTTAGCCTTTGGTGCTTTTTTAGATGAAGATTTAGACTTAGATTTCTTAGCCTTTGGTGCTTTTTTAGATG